TTTTCCCTGCCATGGAAACAGAGGGCATATCAATGCGGTTGGGATTATGTTTGGTGAGTAAATACTCGTTGACGGTGACACCGCCAAATGTCGTTGTTGCATCTGGTCTTAAAATCGCCATATTACTTATCCTCCTTGTCGGTCGTTTCTTCTGTTCTGCCGATTTTCGTTTGCAGAACATCAATTGCTTTTTTGATTGCAGGCGGATACGGGATCCCCATTAAACTTGTATTTTCCACAATGGAAAGCAGTTCATTCAGGCAAAAGCTGATGCAGACTGCATCTCGGATGTAGTTGGTATTCAGCAGAATATCCATCCGAACTGCAACGACGATCAGCATCAAGGTGCAAACCTTTTTCGCCAGACCGAACCAGCCGGCTTTGGAAGAAAGTCCGCCGCTTTCCGTGTGTTTGGATTTTTTCATCATAGCGATGATGATGCCGGTGAAAAAGTCGATTGCCATAAAGACGACCAGTGTCACCAAAGCGGAGTCCCAGCCGCCAAAAATGGCAGTAAAAAAGCCGCCGACCAAGCCGACAGCCACACAAATGGTATCTTTCATCATATTTTTAGTCCTCCAGTACTTTCAGGAATCGGATTTTCGGATGAGAATTGTTGCTTCTGCCCACCCAGGCAAGGTAATATTCGCCGTCAGAAATGCTGGTGCATTCTGTGATGGTGGTGATAAAGGTGTCCGACTGCAGCCATTGGAAATCCAGAGAAACCGCACGATTTGCATCGATCTCTGTATTCACATACACGCCAATAGGAATGTCGATCTTCTGCGGTTTCTGCACCAGATACAGCCTTCCGGCTTCGCTGGAACCTGACTGATAGGACACCACGATTTCAGCGTTTTTCGTCAAGGACAGAGACTTTGTACAAACGGTCAAGACCGACTTATCCCAGTTAAAACACGCCTGTGAATAGGACAACACGAAATCATTTTCTGCACTGCAAAACTGCGGATAAGCAGTCAAGAAATCCGCCATTGTCTGATACCTGCCGTCCAGAATCATACTGAGATTTGATGCATAGGTCGAAATGGCATCCTGTCCGGACTGAAATAGAATGGTGTAATTTCTGCCGTTTGTCAGATTATCGATTTGCTTTTGCAGGCTCTCCAAAGTGCGTTCTGTCTTTTCCGAATAGACTGTAACCTTTGTGCTAAGCCCATTGATTTGTGTGCCAAAAGCATCCCATTGTGCGATTTTAGCGGCGGTGATCTGATTCAATGCGGATTGATTTTCGTGGGTATGTGCCTTTTCATTCAATGCTGCAATGGCTTCCCGGAATGTTTGGATATTGTAAGTTGTATCATCCTCGAATGCCTGAAGAGCACGCAGCAAGGAAAGTTCATCTGCCGTCAAATCATCTAAAACATTCAGATTTTTATGAACATGTGCCTGCTGTAAAAGAGGTTGAACCGCAGCTTGAATCAGTGCTTTTACAGCATCGGTATCCGGATAATTTGTCAAATCCGGAGAAATGCCGTCCTTACCGGGCAAACCATCTGCACCATCTTTTCCATCCTTACCGTCAACACCATTCATGCCTTTCAAACTTTCCAGCCATTCTGCAGCTGTCCCTACAAAACCGTTTTCTATGGCAATTTCATAAGCAGAACGGCCATCCTTTCCGTTTGCTCCAGTTTGCATTTCGGAAAGCTTTTTCAAAAGTTGCGTATACAGATCCGGTGTGGGCGGAATGGGTGTTGCACCGTCCTCCACAAAGCCGGATGGTCGAATGTGAAGAGTTACCGGTACGGTTGTCGCACGCAGTGTAGTATCGCTTTCTGCATCGTAGCCGAACAAACTCATCTTCACTGTACCGGGATGCAGTTCGGCAGGCAGCAAGCAAGTCGTTCCCTCTGTGCCAAGCACCACGTTGTATGTTTCTTCGCACTGCGTGAACTGCACCACTTTGTGCAACGTTTTCCAAGCTCCATCGAACACGAACTTCACCGAAACAAATGCGATCTGGTCAGAAGCAATGATCTCTCGCTCCAACACTTCGATTTTTTGCTGTTTCACTAAAAATTTCATCATCCGTTTATCACCTCGTCCCACACATCATTTTCAGGATCATATTCCAAATAGCCGTCTGTACACTGGATTTTTTGCAGATAGTCATTGTAAAAATGCTTTCCGGAGGACATCCAGTTGGTCGGTTTGGTGATGGCGTTCCACTGAGCGATCGTTCCTTCATATGTGATGGCTGTTAGACTTTCACAGTATGTCAGCATATTTTCCCCAAAGGTTCTGCAATTCGCAGAAATGGTAAGGCTAGACAATGCTGTACATCTTGTAAACGCAAAAGCACCAATGGAATCACACGCAACACGAGCAGTCTTCAGCTTTGCACAGCCGCTGAAAACATACTTTCCCCATGTTTTCACGCTGGCAGGCACAGTGACTTCTGCAATGGCGGTGTGATAAAAGGCATATGACTGGATCGTAGTAACCGCCTGCGGAATCGTAACGGAAGTCAGACCAGCGGTATAGTTGCTTACGGCATCTTCCTGTGCAAAAGCGGCATTCCCAATGCTGGTCAGCGTAGCCGGCAGAGATACCGTTTTCGCATTGGAACAATGATAGAACAGACGATCGCCCAAACCAGTAATGCCATTGCTGAACACGATCTCCTTGATTTGGTCGTTTTGATAGAACACAGAATCATGAGAAGTATAGTCATAGGTTGCACCCGTGCCACGCAGCAGCAGTTTGCCATTGTCATAGAGAACATAGTAGATGTTTTCACCGCACTGTCCAGTTGCTACAATTTCGCCTGCCGTCAAGTCATCTACCTTGGTTTGCAGTTCCGAAATCTGGCTGTTCATCGCATCCAGCCGCTTTTGCAGTTCGTCCAGTGTGGCATTCGTCTTTGCCATTTCAGAGAGCATCTCCGTCACTCTGCATTTGCCAAGAATGCACTTGCAGTATCCGCATTTACTATCGTCCGCACGGCAGTCTGTCAGGTCAGAATCCAGAATAGCTGTCGTTCCAGCACGCAGTCTTACAACTGCTAAAGTCAGATAAGTCGTCACATTGTTGTTGGTAAAGGTGGGAATGGTTGGACTTGTGGCTGCTGTACCTGCCAGAACACGAATCCCACAGGTACGAGTGGAACGATCACAGTAGATTCCGATCGCTACATAACGATTCAGAGATTCATCTACATAAGAAGAAAGGTCGATGGTATGCAGGGTATCACTGATAAAATAGTGTCCATCGATCCACGCCTTGCCCGTGCCGAATGTAACGGATAAATTTTTAATTGTTGGTGCAAAACACTGCCGGTAAGTATCCAGAATCCCGTTGCAAATCAAACTGGACAGATATGCAGTAAAATCCTCTGCGGTATACACCCGGTCAAGGTTTTGTGCGTTAAAAAATCCATAGGAAAATGCCATATGCTCACTCCATTTCTTTAAATGTCGGTGTCAGACTTCTGCCGTTCTGGTCGAAACTTTCCACCATGCCGATCAGTTGAATTCTCGGCTGAATCAAGCCGAATCTTCTCTGTTCCACGGTCACATAGTCGCCCACAAAGTAGTCCTTGTTGTACTGATACTGGGTGGAAAAAGCAGCGATGGCAGATTCCGATGCCGTTTTGGGCTGCACCAGATGTTCTGCACCGCTGCTTTTCAAAATCTCCAGATATTCCGCATCCGTCACATCTTCTTCCTGTGCCGTGTTTCGCTCGTCTACATAGACCTCATAGCGGTCAAGATAGGTCGGCTCTATACCGGAACAGAAGGTGGTTCGCTTTCTGGCATTGCCCTCGCCACAGCCCAGCACATAGGCGAAGTTTTTCTGCACCGCATCGTCTGCTGCATAGGAAAAGGACAGCAGATTGTTGTACGCATCGGAGAATACAATGTGGGGATTGTCATCCTGCAACAAACTGCGGTCTGTTCCGGAAAACAGGTTGCATTTCAGTTTATTTCCATCCAGCCGCACATTTGCCGAACCGCCGATGGTTTCACAAAGGCTGTACAGCCATTCTAAGATGTTGTCATAACTGACCTGCATTCGTGCGGTGTTCTGCCAGCAGTCACCGGAAACCGTGCCCATGGAAAAACCGGGCAGATTGCGGATTCCGGCAGAAATCACATTGCGGGACAGCACCTTGCGGACGATGTCCTCATAGCTGCCGTTTGCGGTGATGGTGGGATAGATGATTCTTCGTTCCAGCAGACAGGCAAGAAACCGTCCGGTGACTGTCAGATAATCGCCTTTCTCGGCATCGGTTTCCAATTGCAAAGATTCAATGATGCCGAAGTGCTGTGCATCATCACTCCTCGCCACAATCCTGCCACGCTGAAAGATGGATACATTCTGGGGACTGGCAGCGATATACACCTCGAAACAGCCGCACTGGTAGAACTCAATGTCCCATAAGAGCGAAGAATAACTGTCGCAGATGGCTTCCAAAGAAACAGAAATGCGGTTTTCTTCTGCGATAAGATTGTAAATTTCCAACTGCATTTCTCAAACCCCCAGATAAGAATTGCGGTGCATCAAGGTCACTCGCAGCTTTTTCACCCCACGTACTGCCTCGACCCGAAAGATATTTGTGCCTTCCTTCAAGGTCAGCCAAGTCGAGCCGGAAACCAGCCGGTTCAGGATATTGCTGTCCACGCCGTTTCTGGTTAAGGTGACCGTTTTGTTTCCGGTTTTCGTAGTAACCGTAATGACATCGCCGGTCAGAATATCACCTTTGATTTGCAGATATTCGCCATTTTCGTTGTAGATGGTCGGTGTCACTGCCGCTATTTCCTGTGGAATGTCGCTGGGCAATGCCTCGATTCGCAGCGTGAATCCGGTTTCATCGCCATCATTGGTGATAGAGAACAGATTACTGTTGGAGTACACACCCAAAGGAAACGGAGCATCGCTCTCCGGAAAGGGAAAGTGAAATGCTCCGGTGATGCCGCTGTAATAGGCATAGAAAATATCCCGACTGTACCAGTAAATGTCCGGACAGAGAATGGAGATCTGTCCGCTGATCTGCTGCTCGAAATTTGACACCTCGCAGGTTTCTACATACCCTTCGGCATAGACATCGATGTTCGCCGTCTTGTACCAGATCTTGATGTATCGGGACGGCTTGACCACATGATACAGCTGATGCCGCCGTTTCTCGATCCCAATGCCACGCATGGCAAAGGAGATGACTACGTTTCGTTTTTCAATGAAGGCGTTGTTGAGGTAGCTGCCATTCATGCCAGCATAGCTTGAAGTGCTGACTGTTCCGGTAGGAGGATTCAGACCTTCGACTTTGGAGGTCATGTATTGGTTGGCGGTGGCGGACAAATTCACTTGTTCGCCGGATTCGTTTTCGAGGATAAGAGTGAAATACATGAGATACCTCCTTGTTTTTTCTGGTGGGGTGTGGTATAATTGGATATAACAATTTGGAGGCTGCTATGAGCGATAAATATAAATACCCCGCAATTTCTCCAAGCCAGCTAAGCGGACAACAAGCCATAACTGGCTTAAATGGAGAAAAATTATCTACACTTTCTGAGTATTGGAGCTGGGCACATTCTGATTTACTTGGAAACACCGAAAGAGGGATCTTTGCTGAGTATTTGGTTCGTCTCTCTCTTAAAATACAAGAGCCACGACAAGCATGGGGAAAATATGATCTCTTGTATAAAGACAAAATTCGTATTGAAGTAAAATCTTCTGCATATATTCAAACTTGGGCACAAGATAAATTATCGGCAATCAAGTTTAGCATCCAACCATCTTATGGGTGGAATTATGAAAACAGTTCCTATGAAAAAGAAAAAAAGCGTCAGGCGGATATTTACATTTTTTGTTTGCTTACTTGTCAGGAGCAAGCAAAAATTCAACCTACAGATGTATCACAATGGCGTTTTTTTGTTCTTCCAACGAAAAAATTGAATGCGTATAGTTTAACAGCAAAATCCATCTCATTGAATGCTCTAAAAAAGCTCCCTGTAATGGAATGTGATTTTGCACAATTAAAAAATACAGTAGACAGTATTGAACTATAACTACACATTCAACGCATTCCGTGTCAACCGATAAATCTCCAACCGTGACAGTGCCTTCGGCGATTGATTCGTCTGATTCACCGTTTTCCGGTTGTCGGTATTGTAATAATTGTTCACCGTTCCACCGGAACTGTCGGGCAGCATCGCTCCGGAAATCCCGTGCAAGCTGTAATTCAGATCAGAATCCATGGTCAGCTGCATGGCTTTCGCCACACCGCCCACTGCTTTTTCCACATACTTCTTGCTCTTGTCAATGCCCTCTGCCAGCCCTTTCATAAAGTCCGGCATCAAACTCTCGTAGTCTGTCAGCGGCCCTTTGTCCGGTACAGAGAAGTGCAGGAAATCCCGAATGGTATCGGCAACATTGGTGACACAGTCCGCCAACCAACCGATGGCACTCTGAATGCCGTCAATGATTCCCTGAATGATGTCCCGTCCCCAGTTCCAAGCATCGGAAGCCAGTCCCCTGATATATCCCACAGCGGCATCGAATCCATTCTGAATGGTGGACTGGATACCACTGATCTTATCAGAAACTGCAGAACGAATGTTGTCCCAGATGCTGGACACCGTAGAAGAAATGCTCTGCATCACGTTGGAAATGGTGCTCTTGATGCTGTTCCAGATGTTAGATACCACCGATTGGATGGCGTTCAGAACATTGGAAACCGCAGAACTGATCTGATTCCAGATAGACGATACCACAGAAAAAATGGCATTCATCACACTGGAAATCGTACCGGAGATGCTGTTCCAGATGGAAGAAACCACATTCCAGATTGCTGACAAAACAGAAGAAATGAAACCAGATACCGCATTCCAAACCGTAGTCACCACATCTTGAATTGCCGTTAAGACCGTGGAAATTGTAGTAGAAATGGCATTCCAGATGGTTTCAAATGTCGTTCGGATACCTTCTAAAATCGGCGTTAAAAATGCCACGATTGCATTCCAAATGGCACTGATCTTCTCCGAGATCCAGTCCATGACTCTGCCCACAATGATCTGAATGGCTTCAAAAATCGTCTGAAACAGATAGCCGAATGCCGTGATCAGCGGTTCTAAGGTGGTGTAAATGGCATTCCAAACGGTCGTAATGACGTTATAAATTGCCTGAAAAACCTTAGAAACCACGTTGTAAATGGCATTGAAAATCGTGCTGAAAAAGTTGTAGATTCCAGTCCAGATGGCAGTGAAGAAATCCCGGATCGCTGTAAATACGGTCGTTGCCACCGTCTGAATGGCAGTGACAATGGTGGTGAAGGTATTGGAAATGGATGTCCAGGTGTTGACGAAAAAGTCCCGGATTCCGGTAACGATTCCCGTGAAGAAGGAAGCAATGCTGTTCCAGGTATTCACAAAAAATGTTTTGATGGAAGTCCAGACTTCGTTCCAGCTTGTTCCGAACCATCCCAGCACCACATCTGCAATGCCTTTCAGGGTATTCATAATATTGCGGAACGTGTTGACAATGAAGTCCCAGATAGACGTAAAAATACCCTTGATTCCATTCCAGCACTGTTCCCAGTCGCCGGTAAATAGACCAATCAGCACATCAAGTGAATTTAAGAAAATATCTGCAAATCCAGAGAAAATATTGGAGATATTCTGAAAGACACCTTCAAAAATAGGAGCCAGCAGATTGCACAGTTCATCCCATGCTGCTTTCAGCACATCGGTGAAACTCTCAAAGTCGAATCCCAGAGCATTTAGCCGGTCAGTGATGCCCTGTGTCAATCCAGTAAAGGTGCTTTTGATTTGCTCCCAGATGGCGATGATATTGCTTTTGAATTCGTCATTGGTTTTCCAGAGATGCACAAAGGCAGCCACCAAAGTGGCAACAGCTGCGATAATGGCGAGCAGCGAACCAAGTGACACGCCCAACGCTCCGGTAATGGCTCCAATGCCACCTTGCACAGTAGAGAAAAGGGCAGGCAGTTTGGACACTGCGGAAAAGACCGTCCCCACACTGGAAATGGTCTTTCCCAGCACCACCAACATTGGACCCAGAGCAGCAGCCACCAGTGCAATTTTTGCAATGGTTTCTTTGGTCTGCGGGTCTAATTGATTCAGCTTGTCCACCAGTTCCTGAATGCGGGAAACCACAGAACGAATGGTGGGCATCAGAATATCAGAAAAGGAAATCGCCAACTCTTCCAGCTGGGACTTCAAGATGGTCACTTGTCCGGCAAGGTTATCCTGCATGACAGCCGCCATTTTTTCAGTCGTGCCATTGTAGCCGTCTACTGTATCTGAACAGGTATCAATGGCATTGGACAGTTTTTCAAAGTCCGCCGGGGAACCGTTGATGATTGCCAGCATACCGGACATTGCCTCTTTGCCAAACAGCGATGCGGCTGCCTGTGCCTGTTCTGCCTCAGAAAGACCGCCTAATTTCTGTCGGAGTTGTTCCATGAGTTCCCGCAGAGAATACATCTTGCCGGAACTATCTGTCAGAGAAATGCCGTACTGTTCCATGGCAGATGCTACCGTATCTGTTGGCTTTGCCAGATTGGTAATGGCGGAACGCAGTGCTGTACCAGCCTGTGAGGATTTGATACCGGCGTTTGCCATCAGTCCAATGGCGATGGCAGAGTCTTCGGCAGAATAGCCCAAAGAGCCCAGCACCGGAGCGGCATACTTGAAAGTTTCGCCCATCATGCTGACGTTGGTATTGGCATTGCTTGATGCGGCAGCCAGAATATCTGCAAAGTGTCCGCTGTCCGAAGCAGACAAACCAAAGGCAGTCAGAGCGTCTGTGACAATGTCCGAAGTAGATGCCAAGTCTTCCCCAGAAGCGGCGGCAAGATTCATAATACCTTCAATACCGCTGAGCATATCGTTGGTTTTCCAGCCTGCTATCGCCATATAGTTCATGGCTTCGGCAGCTTCACTCGCTGAAAATTTTGTTTTGCTGCCCATTTCACGAGCCTTTTCCCGGAGAGCATCTATCTCTGATCCGGTCGCACCGGACACCGCTGCCACCTTTGACATGGCGGAATCGAAATCCGCACCAGTTTTCACGGCAATGGTTCCCAGAGCTGTGACACCAGCGGTGACTGGCAGCAGCTTTTGTCCCACACCGGAAATTTTGTCCCCGGCGGACTGCAGCGTTTCACCCAGAACGCCCATCTTTTCCAAGGCGGTGTGAGAATTGTTTGCTTCTGTGGTCAGGCGTTTCAGTTCGTTTTCGGTTTCGATGATCTCACGCTGCAAAGCATCATACTGCTGCTGTGAAATCTCACCATTTGCAAGAGCCGTATTTGCCTGTTCTGCAGCGGTTTTCAGCACTTCCAGCTTTTCTTTGGTGGCAGACACCGCATCTGCCAGCAGTTTGTGCTTCTGGGATAAAAGTTCCGTGTTGGAAGGATCGAGCTTCAGCAGCTTCTGGACATCTTTCAGCTGCGTCTGCGTGCCCTTGATGTCCTTGTTGACACCTTCCAGTGCCTTGGACAGCTTGGTGGTATCGCCGCCGATCTCAACGGTGATGCCCTTGATTTTGTTTGCCATGCGGTTTCACCTCTCTATTATGGCATCTGAATAAGTTTAAGAATAAAAGTTATTTAATCGTGCTTGACAATTAAGGAATATTGCTGTATAATTAAAGTGTCGATATTCATTTGGAGGTTTTTGGATGAAAAAGGTGCTAAACGATACCGATTCAAACTTGGCATACAAGCTGTGTGTTGAATATGGGAAGTCGCAAGCAAAAGTTGCTGCATTTCTGGGTGTAGGACAAGCTACTATTTCCCGTATTATTCGTAGCCAGCTTCAGATGCAAAAAGAATTGGTTCAAGAAGAAAATACGCTTGTTTCACAAGCTGAAAGAGAGGAGGGATTGAAATGAAGCATACAAACCCCATTGCAGCTGAACTTTGTCGTCCGGCTGTTAACGAGAACGGTAGAAGGTATGGTGGTGCTGCTGCGATGAATCACAACATCAAAGAAGCAGGCGGAATCGATCATGTCATTGACACGATTCAGGAAAGCACCATCAAAGCTACAGCTGCTACGATCTTTTCTGATACGATTGCCAGCGAAAAAAGGGCAAAAATCAAAAAGATTGGATGAGTTTATCGGAATTCTCAACGAAAGAGTTCGTTTCACAACTGAAGCGAGCTCTTTTTGTTTAAAATGAGTCAAAATCAGCCTGCCCAGCGACCTCCGACCAGCCATCATATTCGTCGTTTTCCTTTTCGGTGAACATATCATTCACGACTCCGATCGTGAGCAGATCAAGCTCCGAGAGGGACAGCCCGATCTGCACACACCGTAGAAGGAAGAGGGGCGTTGTCATCGGTCGGTCAATCGGGCGATGTTTTTTTTAGACTTGACCTGTGTTTCTACGTTCAAACCCCAGAGATCGATCAGCTGCGGCAAAATCTCATAAATACTGAACGTGTTGAACTGTTCCAGCCATTCATCCGGAGAAGCCGGAACGGCTGGGTCAGCGTGTTTTGCCATGATATAGGCGATGTTCTCAAATACCTCAAGGCTTTCAATATCCAGTGCGGAGGATTCCTCTGTATTTTCTCCCACAGACTTTTGCAGTGCTGCAAAATCCTGATAAATATCTCTGCGAAATTTCAGACGATACAGTCTGGGGACTGCCGCACTTGCCTTAAACGGCACATCAATACCATCAATGGTGATGTTCTTCTGAATTGCCATACTGCCACCTCCTTACGCTTTCACAGATGCTGCGGATGCTTTACCACTCTGTACAGCGGCAGCCAGATTGGGCATATATACCGCCTTGTACCAGTTCTCATAAACCTCGGCATCCGTTTTCTCACAAGTTTTAGTTTTTACCAAACCACTGTTCAATGCCGTTGCGGTCAAAGACAGCGTTTCCGTTTTAACTTCCTTTTCGTCCTCGATGGTGCTGGATTCTGTTGCCGGACGAGAGGCAGAACAGCAGAACAGACAGTGACGAATTTTATTCTTATCGCCGCTGAATTCAAACAGCAAGGCAAACTGCGATACTTCTGCAGTATTGGTTTCCGTGAGAACGCCCTTTTCATCCAGTTTCTCACCGAGAATGTCTGTCGCAAATTCAAGCGGAACCAATGCGATTTCAAGATCTCCAGTGTAACCAGAGTTATTGTTGATCACATAGTACACCCCATCGTCAGCGTAAAAATTGGATGCTTCACCTTCTGCATCGATAGACAGCGACACTGCACCGGGAATGCGAACCGGCTTTGCAAAAGTCGGCACACCTTCTTCATCATAAGAGGTGATTTTTGCATAGTGAACTTTGTTCAGACCGAATTTTACCTTGTTTTTCTCCATTGCCATATAGATCAAACCTCCATCTCATAGAGTACTTCATACAATTCTTCCGAATCAATGAATGTTTCTGTTTTTGTATAATAAATCTCGTGCTGGGAAAGCACTGACTCCACCTGTTCTTCCAATTCCGGCTGCTTTTTGTCTGTGTACAATTCAATGTCCAGCTGTTTGCAACTGAAATATGCCAAATTATCCGCTGAAAATGTATTCTCTCCGGGAGATAAAAACAGCAGAAAAGGCGGTGCAGGACTCTCGCCCTCGGCAAAATGATGGTAGGCAAAAGGCAGTCCCATTTCCTCCATCATTTCTGCGATTTGTTCGTAGGTCATGACAAAGCCCCCTCAATCAAATGCTCCAGCAACTGCACACCGTTTTCTTCCGCAGGAGCAATATGCGGTTTGCCGGATACCCGACCACCGCCACGCTTGGCATGCCCCTTTTCCAGAAGATGTGCCAGTTGATATCTGTTTTTAGAATGTACTGTCATCTCCAAAGAGTGACTGTTTTCACCAGTCTTTTTCGTTGTCCAGCTTTTCGCATACTTTCCCGTGTCTGCCGGAGCGTTGGCAGAGATCTCATTTTTCACTTGCGTTGCAGACTTCCGAACTGCTTTTTTCATAGCGGTATTCGCAAGGTCTGCATATTCCTGCAAGCCCTGCATGATTTCCTCCGCAAGATCGTCAATACTGGTCATTTTGCCCTGCCTTTCTGGCTTCTGCAGTAATTTTCAGATAATCCTTGTGCAGATAATCCAGTGTAATACCGGTGATGTCATAGACAGCCCCCTGAAATAAAATCCGGTTCGCAGACGTGGACGGCATCCAGTGCTGGCTTTGCCGAATGAGGAATTCCAGTGTTTGTGTTTCTTTGGTTACGCCAGCTTCCGTATTTTCTACGGAAGATTTCAAGGTTGCCCTTGCCCAACAGGAAAAAGCTTCGTCCCACACAGCGGTGTGATTGCCGATTGCATCGGTAACAACACGACTTTCCAGAAAGGTGATTCGCTGATTGAGTGTTCCAATTTCCATCAAATCACATCCTCTCGCTGTGCAAACAGCATGGCACGAAGCGTTAATGTCAGCTTGGAAAAGTCTGCGGTATTGCGGTTTTCATAAAGATAGGAAACCGTGTAGAGCATTGCTGTCCGTACCACATCTTCGTTTTCTGCCAGCTGTGTTTCATCCATTCTGCCCACATCCATGACCAGCTGTTTTGCTGTGAAAATCAAGGAAAGCAGCAATGGATCATCGTCCTCAAAATCAATCCGCAGATATTGCTTGACTTCCTGTAAAGTTACCACCCACTCCAACCCCTTTCTCTGATTACGCTTTCATGCCAAGTGTCTTTACGGCTTCGGTCAAAATCAGTCTGCCATCGACACGCTGAGATGCGAGAAATCCAACCTGACCATTCATTGCAAATACTTCATTCAGTCGCTTAAAGGAACGTCCCTGACGGTCGCCGATCCAATAATAGCTAAAATCTCCAAAAGCAAGGCACTTTGCACCTGCCTTGATCTCCGGCACATAACTGGAAGTGTAGTACGGACGGTTCAGAATGGTATCCGGCACGCCTGCCTGCACAGACGGATTCCAGATATAGTTTCCGGTGCTGTCTTTCAGCTTACGAAGTGCCTTTACTGTGGAATCGTTGAGAACCCAGACTGCCTTTTTGCGATATGGGCTTCTCAGAGAATAGAACAATTCCAGAACATCATCGAAAGTGATATTTGCAGTACTGGTAGTTGCTCCGCTCTCTGCACCACCCGTTGCAGCAAAGATACCAGTCGGCTTGCCCTTGCCGTCACCAATGAAAAATGCCTCTTCTTCCTTTGCACCGATTCTTCTTGCAAATTCCTTTGCAATATAGGACGGCAAATCAAAAGCAGCATCATTCAGCAGTTCCTCAGAGATCTTAATTGCCGTGCCGACCTTGTACGCACCGAGGGAAGCCTGTCCAAAAGTATCATCCGACAGCTTATATGCGTCCTCCTCATCCATCCAGGCAGCTTCGCCCTTAGAAGTAACGATGGGAATCTTTCGATCACCGGAGGAAGTTTTGATAACAGTTGCCAGCTGCCGGAAAATGTTTTCTTCGGTCAGGGCTTCTACCAGCTTCCGTTCAAATTCAGACGGCACAAGATAGCCGCCCTCAGTATCTGTACCAACCTGCAGGTCGTTTCGGACATCGTAAAAATTGCGGTTGCGAATGCTGTTCCAGAAAGCAGTACGATATGCATCAGATGCAATCCCTGTCTTGGTATCGCCGTGAATGGCTGCGTTCGGCTTGTCCTGAATCGGCGTAGAAGTGGGCTTGTTCATCTCCGCTTCAATCTGAGCCTGTCGTTCCAGCCGCTGGATTTCCTTGCCGTATGCCACGATCTGCTGCTCCATG